TTCTTTTACTTCTTCTACAACTTCAACAACTGGTGTTTCTTCTTTAACTTCTGGTTTTTCAGTTAAATCAACTTTTGTTATTTCTTCTTTGACTTCTGGTTTTTTAGTTAAATCAACTTTTATAGTCTCATTAACATTTGAAAACTTTTTAGGTTTTCTTTTAACTTTAATTTTTTCTACGGTATTATCTACCTTTGGCTCTTCAGCCTTGTTTTCTTTTTTTGCCATAATATAATATAATAATAATTAATAATTCTTATTGAGGGTCAAAAGCACCCAGCCTCATACCACCACCAAGCACATCGTTACCAGAAGACTCAAAGCCTTTTGCTTTTTGTGCCTGGTTTTTTACTTGTTGTGTTTTAACTTGGTTTTGACCTTTTAATGTTTCTTTTGAAAGATCTTTTTCTTGCATTTGCTCCATCTCCATCTTCTTCATACGTAAGCTTAATTCAAATTCGTGGTCCATTAGCATTTTCTTCATATCAGCTTCAGCTTTTAATTTAGCAGTTGCTAACTCTGATTTTTTAGCTTCAAACATCATTTCGTTTTCTAAAGCAGCTTTAGATTTTTGCATTTCAGCTTGAGCTGCCGCTTGTTGTTGTTGTGCATTAGATTCAGCTTGCGCTTGCATGTTTTGTTGTTGCATCTGCTGATCTTTTTGCACTTTCTTTTTTCTACGTATTTTTAAAAGTTGATTTGCAAGTTTTATATTTTTTATTTCTCTTAAATCAATTACATCTTCTAAATCTATTGTTTGTTGAGATAAAGCAGTTTGTATATTGTTTTCTAACAATTGTTTTTCTTCTTCATCTGGTGCTAACTCTAAAAATATACCAAAGTCATATAGATGTAAGTTTTTCATTTCTTGTAACGTGGCTACATTATGTGAACCTATAGCTTGTATAAAAGCATTTGCAGTTGGAGAATATTCTAATATATCTGATATTCTTAAAGATATTTGTTCACATATCTCTTGTGTTAAAAATGCTCCACCTTGTAATATATGTCTAGTGGCTGTGTTACTATTTGCGGCTGCTAACTTCTGTACACCAACTAAAGCTTTTGGATCTGGTGTAGCCGCATCTCTAGCTTCGTTCAACCCGGTAGTATCTCTAATCATTTGCAAATAATAATTGTATGTACCAATTAAACTTTGCATTTTAGCACCACCACCTGATTGTATCTCTTGAATAGGTATTTTACCTGGATTAGGAGCGCCATCTATTGTTTGTGATCTACCAATTATACTACCAGTTTGGAAGAACATGTTTAAAGCTTCTTGTGGATTATAGTTAGTACCGTTACCTAAATCTATTTCAGCTAAACCATCAGCGTCTAGATATATACCATCTGGTATCATACGCGACATTACTTGTTGTAGCTTTAAATGTGTTAGCTGTATCATATCTGCAAACCCAGTTATTCTACTAACTAAACTTTCTATTCTACCCTCATACATACGTGGTGCGCATATAGAGTAATTCATTGTTACTTTAGTAAAATCACTTTTAGGACGCATCATGTTTTTAGCTTTGTTCCACTTAAGTAGTTTACCAGTGCCTAGTATTAACACGCCTTCGTATAAACACTCTATTTTTCTACCTAATCTTTCAAACGCTAAATTCTCACCTACAGGTGGGTTAAAGCTATCGTCTTTTTCTATAAGTCTCTGTAAACCGGTAGACGTTTCTTTTAATTTATATACTTCATGAGTAAAAGTTTTATAATTAAAATATAATACATCTATCTTGTTTTTATCTTCTTCGTTGTAAGCTCTACGATTACTGTATCTATAGTTATGCTTATAATTATTTTCTGTTATTTCTTTTAGTTCTTCATTAGACATGTTAGGAAACTCTTTTATCAACTCGTTTACAGGAACTGACTTTACTTCTCCAACGTAATATAAATCATCAAAATAAGGTGACTCAGTATAAGAATATACTAGATTAGCTGGATCAACATAATCAACTGTAACACCTTCAGAGTTATTAAAAGAAGTTTTACAAGCACCAATACCTAAAACTGTTAAATCGTATATTAACCTTCTTCTAGTTAAATCATATTTGTTACCATTTAACAAAGTGTTTATAGCTTGTTCTTCGGCTATTTCAACAGATTGTTTATAATTTAAAGACATGTGTAAATCTAGTTCTTCTTGAGTTTCTGGAACGTCTTCACCTTTGTTTTGCGTAAAGTCCATGTTCATTAGATTTTGAGCCATTTGATCGAACTCTTTAGCTCTCATGTCTTTTAAAACTCCCTCCATATAAGTAGTTCTTTTTTCTACTCCGTATGGGTCTTGAGAGTATGCTTTTATAGAGTACTGTCTTTCAGATATACCGTTTACAACAATGTCTACAAATTTAGGTATAATTGGTACTGGTTTCCAGTCTAGGTTTAAATAGCTTAAGTCACCGTTTATTGATAACTCGTCTTTATATTTTTGAATTGATTGTTCTCCTCTAGCATATAGTCTTAGTCTGTGGAAATTGTTTATATGGTTAGAATATCTATTTCTACCGTTTCTTTCACCATCAAACCACTCGGCCTCAATAGCTCTAGCTACTTTTAGACCGTACTCTTGCGATGATTTTTCTATATCGCTAACTACTTGGCTTGGAAAATTATAGTTACCTCTCATATTATTCTTTAATTAATTTGGACATACCGCCTGTATTAGAATATCTAGCAATATTTATGTTTAATTTTGGTTTTTCTATTATTGCGTTTGGAGCATACAAATGTCTATTACAAGCCATAACAGCTAATCCACTACTTATTGTTGCGTCAAACTTTGTTCTTTTGTTTATATCAAATCTAGCCCAGTCGTTTAGAGTTGTGTTAAAATACATGTTACCATAGTTACCATCCCCTAAATGACCTACGTGTTGCTGTATATACATCTCTATAGCGGCGGCGTGAGCTTGTTTTATATCTTCACTTGAATTTGGTATGCCACCTATCTCTCTTTCTGTAACTGATAGTTTGTTCCAAACTTTGTCAGGCCTATTCATACTGTAACCTCTATAGCCTCTACGTCTTAAATAGTATAATAACCTTGGTTTGTTGTTTTCCGCTAGCAATGGCATACCATAAAATACTAACGACATTAATACATCTTCAAAAAATATTTCAGCTGTTTGTGGCCTAGCTATATATTCTAAGAAAAATTGGTTAGGCGGAGCGTCTTCCATGCTAAACTTAGTCAATCCATGTAAAGCACCGTTAGAACCTCTACCGTCTACTGTTCCTGATATATCGTAACTGTCACATCCAAAAGCACCCATGTGCTCATTCGCTGGATATTTAATACCGCCTTTAACTATTATTTTATTTTGTAAATGTTGTGGTGGTGTCCAACTGATTTTAAATCTACCTTGTGGGTCTGGGTAAAATATAACTTGCGTATCTTTAATACCGTTTACCCACTGAAAGTTACCGGTATTTACAACTGAAGAACTACCTATACCTTCGTTGTAATCTACTTGTTCGTATAACTTAACTAAGTTAAATATACTATTTTTTGTTTCGTCTCTAAACGCGTGTTCTGTTGTTCTTGGAAACTGGCGGTAAAACTCATTTAAAGCATCTGGATCTCCTTTTAAACCCTCTGCTTCGTTTTGCCAATGTTCTATTATTCCTATATCTATTAGTTCACCATCTGGTCCGACGACATCATCGTCTGGGTTATTAAATACTGGACTTCCGTATTCATCAATAAATCCTTCATAGTTCCATTCCATTGGAATAAAAAGAGAATATAAACCAGACTTTGTTTGTCCATTTCTATTTCGCTTGGTAACGTCAGAATCATTATATAGTTTTTTAAAATTATCTCCACCTTTGTCTAGTGAGTTACTAGTACTACCCATCATACACTTACCAACTATTTTAGCACCTAATCTTAAACAAGTTTTTGTAACTCTCCAGTTGTTTAATATGTTATCTGGTCTTTCCCATTTACCACTTTCATCGTGTACTAATAAGTTAAGCTTTTCTCCATCATAACTGTTGTCACCAGTATTTTTCCAGTCTATAGTTGTGTCTAATCCTTTAATGTCTTCAAGCTGTTCGTTTGTTGTAATCTTCTTTCTTGTAAACTTACTAGCTGGTACTCTATAAGCAAGTTCTGACTTTGGTCTATCCATACCGTCTTGTATCGGTTTAAAAAAGAAAGGGTAGTTAATACTAATTGGAACAACTTTATCAGTAAACATTTTCTTAGCATCAGAACCTGATTTAGACAATATACCATATCTACTATCACTTGAAATGGTTGCTAAATTAACTGTTTCAGCACTTGACATAAAAGAAAACCCTGATCTACGGTTTTTAAGATAACACATACCATAACACCTCTTATCAGCTTTACAAGCTTCCCAGAATATATAAAATATTCTATTAGCCTCTCTATAGTCTGGAGCTCCAACGTCAATTTTACTCCATTGTAAATACATATAATGCGTACCAGTTATCCAAGTTGGTTTACCATTGTTCATAAACCAAAAACCCTCGTCTCTTCTTTTAAACTCTTCGTCTATATAATCAAACCATTGATCTTTACTTTCTTCAGGGTAAGCTCTCCAGTCGAATATATTTTTAATTTTTTGTAGTTCTTGAGGATAATCTATTTTTTTCCACTTATTTTCTTGCAGTCCATGTACTTGCACGGGCATAGGTGGTAAAGCGATGCGCAGATTTTGTATTTCAAGTATTTCGCTAATTTTACCAGTTTTTGATAAAACGATAATATCATGTTCTTTATTATATCCATACTTCCATTTTTTACCACGATTCAAACGTGTTATTGTTGTTTTCTTTACAGGCTCTATAACCTTAACTAAACTTTGACTGTACATTACTTAGATCTACCTTCCGCGAATCCTTTAAAGACTTTTTTCTCTGCCTTTTCAGGTGTCTTGCCCTCAAGGATGTTATTTTCTTCTTGAATTCTGTTAAGTATTTCAAACGCGTCAAATATTGCTAGTTTTTTAGTAGCCGCGGCGTTCTTAAGTCTATCAGCAGAAACATCATCTTCTGTGTTAGTAATAATCTTTTCTCTAGCAACGTTGATTAGTTCTTCAACTGCTCTCTGCCCAGCTTGGATTATAAGTTTCTTCGTTTCCTTGATATTCATATTTAATTGTAATAAATTTATTCATAACTCTATATAAACGTTTTCCATCGATTATAAACTCATAGGTTGAAAAAGGTGTAAACCCTACAAGATCACCAATATCATTAACGCCATCAGTGTACTTAATTATACCCACACACTGCTCTTCTGTTTCTACGTCTAACGAGTTTCTTTGTTTTATAGGTTGTACAAAGCAATAACCGTCTGTAGCTTTCCACTTATTGTTTCTTTTGTACAAAAATATTTGATCTTCTTTTACAAGATAAGTACTTTCATTAAAAAAACTTCTACTATTCTTTTCTCTTCCTTTAACATCAAGCCATCTTCTAAAAACGTTATGATGTGTTATAATAGTATCTCTTGGTTTTATTTTTGTTTTATAAGCCGTAGGTACAGATTTAACAATAGCCTCTCTATTTACAAACTGATGGTTAAATATCTCTGTATTAATAATAAGATCTTTATCACCAACTTTTTTAACATTGTTGTATCTATTACCCTTTGGCTCTATAACAAAGTCAAAAGGTGCTTTCATTAGTACTCTAAATTATATTCTACTGATATTGCCATGTTTTTGTTAAAGTCCTTCCAAGGTAACACATCTTTATTTTTCTTTATGTAAACAGAATATTTATCTTTTTCTTCTATTATATTACATATAGTATGCCCGCCATAAACATCCTGGCCTACAGCATAGTGCATAGCGTTATCCTTGTAGTCTTTACCTACAGTAATTTTTCTAATTAGTTTCGCCATTGTTCTCGTAATTTATAGTACCATCTTCAATATTAATATCAGCTGTACCATAACTCTTCTCAAGCCCTAACTGCATGTCACGTAAGTTTTGTTGCATTATTGTTACGTGATGTAATAAATTGTGTTTTTTAGTTTCAAAGCTACCTATCTCTAATTGTGCCCTGTTTATATTATCAATAATTGATTGTACTTTATTTAATTCGTCATTAGTTATTTTTGAAGGCTTTTTAGCCTTCGGTGTTTTTCTTTTTGCCATTTTATTTAATTTAATTTTAATTTTTATAAACTGTTTCTAACGTTTGTTAAGTATGTATTTAAGTTAGTTAAGTTGTCACCTGTTAAGGTTACATTGTCCCAAACCATGACCTCATATATTTTACCGTTAAAAGGTCTGTCATTGTCATTTCTTATACCAAGGTTTTCCCATATAGCAATACCCGCTTGAGTCCCTGTTGTTACTACTGTGTCTGATCCATTTTCATAAAGTGCATGTGCCGAAGTAGTTGCCGCTCTAGTTACTACTAGTATGTTATCTGATCCTGCTTCATGAGTACCACCATTTAGGTTAATTACGTTTCCACCGTAGTTTATTCTAACGGTATCTTCATCAAAAAACTCAAAGAAAGTTGAGTTAGCATCTTTTGAAAAAATCACATTTTTAACGCTATGACTATCAAGATGGTATACTATACCTAAAGTATAACCTTCGGTGTTTCCTATGTTTAGCTGAGTACTATATTCGTAGTAATCGTCTGAGCCGTCAAAATGAAAACCACCTTTGTCTATTGAGGCTTGGTTACCAGAGGTTGATTGAGTAGCATGGTTGTTATTTCCAGAAGAGTCGTTCCATTGACCTACAGCTATATTGGTGTCGTTTTTATGCCATAGTACTAACCCATCTACATCAGTTGGCACCCAATTAAAGTCATCGTACGACGTTGTGTTATAAGTTACGCTATTACCTAATCCTAACATTACTCTCCTATATAAGCTATACACATACCAGAAGTTAAGTCTATTTCAGTATATCTACCGTAAATAGTAACTCCTTTCGGGAATGTATTTGAAGCGTCAATTTGTAAACCTCCAGAACCTGATATTGCGGTTTCACTACCGTCACTTAAATTGTGAGCTGCTGCCTCTGTACCCGCATATTCTAAACCTGCAATCGCTGTGTTTGTAGTGTCTGCAACTAAACCACCTGAAGCATCAAATACTGTGTCTGCTAAAAACGTAATAGCTACAAAAACTTTACCCGTTGGAGGGCTTGCTGCTCCTGAAGCATCTAAGAATAAAGATCCAAGTTGACCAAATCCATACGCTGTATCTTGTGATATTGCCATAATTTTATTTTTTTACTTTTTCTAGTGATCTACCACCGAAGTAAGCGCCGATCACTGTTATTAATACTAATTGTAATAAGTCTACCCATGAAGCCTTAACCTCAAATGATATAACACCAGCATCGATAAATATTAACAACACTGTTGATACACATAAGAATATTAAAACTAATGGTCTTATATTTTTTGATAACCAAGAGTCTGAACTCATATCCATGCTCCATCTGTTAGAAACCTCTTTTTGCATTTGAGCTTCATAACCCATTATCATATCTTTTATTTGTTTCTCAGCTTCAAGCTTCTCTTCTTTTGAAGTGTGCAACTTGTCTATTACACCACCTACGTTCTTTATTAAATCACCAGCTCCAGCTGAAAATATTTTACCTAATATACCCATACTATTCTTCTAAGGCCTCCTCAACCGTTTCGTCTACTTTCTCATCTACTTTTTTAGCCATTTTTTCTTTAAGGCCTCCACCTATACCAAGCTTACCAGCTACACCACCCAACATATTTTTACCTTTTTCCATTATGTTTTTTCCAAACTTAGTTTGACCTAATAAAGCCCCGCCAACTAAGCCAACTATTTTGTTAGGACTTTCTTTTTCCATTTGAAAAGCAGAAGAAGGTGATCTACCATCTTTTAAGTTTGGTGTTTCTGATTTTTGGTTTATACCAGGAAGAGCATGACCCTTCATTTTAAATTTTGCTTTTGATTTTCTTGCCATTTTTATTTATTTTTTTTTGTAGCTTCTTTTTTAGCTTTCGTACCTACTTTGTACGCTAATTTTTCCCATGGAAATGATTTATCTCCTTCAGGCTTCCACGAACCTTTATATTTTATTTTACCGTCTTTTCTAGGGTATTTATTACCTCTCCAAGTTACAGAGTTGTCATTGTACCCTAACTCACCAGTTTCCATACGTAACATATGATCTCCTTCGTGTGCAACTACTTCTGCTTCTAACGGACTGTTTTTAGGTATGTCTTTACTAACAAATATTGTACCGTCATTATTAGCTTCACCAGCAATACCATTACCTAGTTTTTTTCTTTTCATTTTAAACACTAGGTCTTTGTGTTCACCAGTACCTCTTACTATTGATTTGTTAATCTTAAATGCCATAGTTACTACTGGTGTTTATGTTTAACACATTTTCCTCGTCACCAGGTGTTTTTACTATTGCCTCAGGACCTGTTGTTGATCTTTGATAATCCAACTGTTCTTTAGAAAGTTTATCTCCTCCTTCTTCTTTTAATTTTTTAAATTCTTTTTCTTTTCTTCTTCTAGCTCTTCTTTCGTCTGTTTTCTTAGCTATAGCTTGTTGTTGCTCTAAACTAACCATGTCTCTAAAGCCAGGTATTTTTTTACCTGTTGTGGTGTAACTAGCAGATGGATCAAAGTTAACACCAGTGTAACCTAGATCATCTTCTTGTTCTAACGGTGACTTCATTTTATCTACGTGTTTTTCTAATATCTCAGCTTGCTTCTTATGTTTTTTAGAAGCTCCCTTTAATTGTTCGATAACACCCTTTAAATTTTTATATTTTAGTTTAAATGTCATAATTAATCTACTTCGTCTATATTTTCTCCTTGCTTTTCTATTTGCTTATCTCTAGATCCAGCTGGTGGCTTATAGTAGTACTTTATTTTTGTGCCATCATCTTTAGTGTAGTTTACAAATTTACCTTTTGGTCCTATACTTGGTCTTAAATCTAACATTTCTTCGTCAATTTGAGAAGTTCGTTTAGCCGTTCCGTCTTCTTTGTACACTATATCAGGAAATCCTTTTGCACCATGACCAGTCTTTGCTTTTTGTTTAGCTGGAGACTTTGTTTTCATTTGATAGTCTATAATATCTGAAGGTGTGTCAAAGTTTTCTAACTTTTCTCCAATTTCAAATGATTTTTCAATTTCTTTTCGAGACGGTTTGTTTTTTGTTTCTACTGGTCCTTTTTGTTTCTTTAATAGAAACTCAGGAAATCCTTTCATTTTATATCCCATATTATCTGTCTTTGTCTTTAATCATATCATCTATAGCTTTATTGTAAACTTTATCTGTATATGATTTGTTATTATAAAACTTACTTCTTTCTGAAGTAGGTAAATCTTCTTCGCCAAGTAGTATTCTGTATATTCTACTTATTAATTGAGAACATTTGAACGAAGTTTTAAACACTGAGTATTTTATTGTAGTTCTGTTTCTATGTCTCCACACCTCTATCCAATTATCTTTTCTTAGTTTTTCCCACCGGTTTTTATCCCAGCTCATGGTATAAGTACCATCTATAAATTCGTTTCGTGTAAATCTTCCTTTACAATCTAAGTAAATTAATAATTCTAAATCTGCATCTGTTAATCCGTAAGTCTTACA